ACCCAACATACCGTTTTGTCCTTCAAAACCGTAGTTCATGTACTCGTCCATAGCAACTTGTTGCCATACACCGTTACCGTTATAAGCTCCTTGTGTGTGAGATACCAAAGTATCAGAATAAGAGAAAGTAGCTGTAAATCTATTAGCGTAGTAGTCACGGAAACTATTTACGTTAAATGGTGCAGCCAAACCTGTAAGAGTAATACCCCAGTTAGCAGCTGTAGCGTTAACTGCAGTTACGTATTCTGTAGAACCAATTGCAATAAGAGTACTTTCAGCTTGGAAAGGTACATCTAAAGTAATTGTCATTGGAGTTCCTGCTGGAGTAGTACCTGTCCCTGAAGTAATAGCTACAATTTTATAAACTGCAGATGTGGTAGCTGTTCCTGCACGTAAGTAAGCTCCTACAGCAAGTGCTGTGTCATTTACTTCGTCAGAACCCAACATTGCAACACCTGAAGAGTTAGTACCTGTTACGATTGTAGAACCTTTTACAAAAGAATAATGAGTTGCGTCAGCACCTGTTTCGATTGCTACAGCAGTACCTGCATTACTACAAATTGTTTGAAAAGCCAAGTAACCACGAGCAGGCTCTTTTTTAAAGTTTTGGATACCATTTTTCATTAAAGAGATAGCCAATTCTTCTTGAGTACCTGTTGCATCTGTTTTAACAGGACCTGCAAAAAGAGACATTGGTTGAGAACGGTTAGCTGCATCATTATCTCTCTTACGGATTTTAATCCAGAAATCTGTGTTGTTAGCTACAGGAAGAGTCCCTGTTGAACCATTGTAACCAATAGTCGTAATTTGTTGTACTGCTGGTTTGTGTTTAGCAATACTAAAAGATGTTTGTCCTTTAGTTAAGCGTGGAGATTTCATCAATGGAACACCTTCACCTTTTCCTTGAAGTACATAAAATCCTTCACCATTTGCCAATGCAGCATACTCAGTGTTACTCATACGTACGTGACCTGAGTCAGTAAGTACAATTGCACCTTTAGGTAAATTTGAATCAGTTACAACTGCTCCCACTGCTGGAAGAGCTGTTGAAGCTACGTTTGTGTCGTTTACTAAAACGCTAAAAACATTGTTTGCTTTTCTTAACATTGTTATTTGTTTTTAAATTATTACTTATTTATTTATTCGAGCTCTTTGAATGGCTCAACTATTTGCATTTTTTGTTCTTTAACACGTTGTAACATTAGGTCTAAAGCGATGTCTACAATTACAACATGCGTTGAAGAATCTAACTCACAATTACGTTGGTTAGTAGGAGTATCTCTATCAACTACTATACTTTCAGGATTTTTAACATATCTAATATGATATTTAGTTACATTAAATGTACCGTCTGTAATTAATTCGTGTCTTTTAGCAGTTGCTATAGTATTAGGTAAAATACCCGTCACATTTCTGTGAAATTCTTTTCTCCATACTCTAGCATCTCCATACGATTTGTAATAAGGTTTTTTATACTTACTCCAATCGTATCTCTGAATCTCTGTATCACCTATAGTTACAATATAAGCTACAATTGGATTCTGAGTACCACATACATTTTTATTAATTTCACATTCTTCAAATGTGGTATACATGTGGTCTAAAGGAAGGTCAAAGAATTTTCCGTTGGTTAGTGTACCAACTTGAGAAGATGAAACCGTAAGGTTAGGAGCATCGTAGACTAATGCTCCTAATCCTTGGTTTCTGATTTCTATCTCTTGAAAACCTTTGGCTTTCCTATTATTTAATTCATCAAAGAACTTTTTAACATACAACTGCTGTGCTTCTGTTAAAACAGAAGTTAACTCAAAATCTTCGTATCCAGGAGAACCAAAACTATCACTTCTGTCTAGTTTTAATTCTAATTCGTCAGCCATTTGGTTAGCAGTCATTGTCTATTATTTTTTAGTAGCTAAATCAATTTTAGCTTTGATTCTTAATTTTACTTCTTGGTTGTCAGGATTCAATAGATAATTAATTGTATCTGTCAACTCTCCTAATTCTGCACCGTTATCAAGTGTATATCTTTTATCAGATTTACGGATAATAGCACCTGCTTCAACAGCTTCTTGTACAAAGATACGCTCATCATATTGTTCATGATTAACAATCTCTAAGAAGTATTTAGGATTAGTATCTACAATATTTAACACTTCACCTTTTAACCATTCTATAGAAGCAGTAGCAGGAATAGTTCTACCTAGAGATTTAATAAATCCTACAGTAGATTTCTTACTATTTGTAATCTCTGCAAACTTAATGTAAGCTTGAGATTTAAGTGTTGCTTCTTCAAGTTTCTTCGTAGTTACTTTAGCTTCGTCAACCATCATAAATTCGTAAGTAGCTTTTAGTGTTCTATCTTCGTAAGAAGGAGATACAGCTGATTTATTAGCTAATAGAATTAGATACTTCAACATATCTAAAGGTAGATTTAGATTAAGACTCATCCCTTCTTTTGTAAGAATAACTCTACCTCTACGGTCAGTTCTCCAAAAGTTATTCTCTTGTTTTGACCAATTTAAATCTACTCCTAACTCTTTTTCAAAGAACTCTTTTTGAGTCATCCCGTTTGGATGAGACTCCATATACTTTTGAATCTTTACACGCACTTGGTCGTCTAAGATTACTTTAACACCTCCTCCAAGATTTGCACTATTTAAAGGCACTTGAAAAGAACGTTTAACTTTGTTTAGTAGGAAAGGGTCTTTTGTTTTATCCTGTCCTGCTACTAATAGGGTACTCCACTTCCCTTGTGATTCTACTGGTTTTACTGCAACAATTCTATTTTGTAAGAATGTACCGTAAACCACTTTTTCTGCTGTTTCTGTCATTTTTGCTGTCTTTAATTAATTCTCTTTAGAAAATGTGTCCTCCAGGCTTTCAACTCCAGAGGACACGCTTTTCATTATTTACTATCTTTCGATATTCAATTTAAGGTCTACAATTTTTGTAGGGTCTTCAATCATCAAACCTCCCCATTTTTGGAAGTGTACAGAGTACCCGTCAATTGGAGAAGCTACCATTTTTGGTGAACCTTTACCTGCAGGAGAGAAAGGGTCTCTCATACCTGGGATATATGCCCAATTGTAATCTGGAACTCCTTTAGGTTTAACACGGTAGATACCTGCGTTATCACCATAATCCAATGCAAGGATTCTATGAGATTCTACTAAACCTTTTCCATCTGGGTGACGTTGTGGGAAGTAAACATCATCATCAAAGAAATCAACGATTTCAACCATGATAACTACTCCGTTGTACCATTCGTACACGTTCCACTGTGGCTCCATTAAACCTTTAGTGTTTTTACCACCTAAGTTTCCTGGGTCAGTATTAGACATTAAGAATTTGTCAGAGATTACAGTAAATTTACCTGTTCCTGATTTAGCTTGAATTTGTTTAGAGATTTCGATAGCACCGAATTCACCTGTTAGCAAGTGGATAACACGTTTTCCACGCTCGATTTTACCAACACCCATATCCAACAACAATTCTAAATGCCAATCAAGGTCATAAGTATTGTAGTAGTGAACGTTAGATGGAGCAATTTGCTCAAAGAAACCTGAACCTGATTCGATAGCATATTTAGTTTTATCGTCTTTGTTCAAGTATTTGTGGTCAGCTGTCCAGTTTTTCTTACCGTACATCAACATACGAGCAAACATCTCTTCACATTGGTGGTGAGCAACTAAATCTTGGTAGTTAACCCAAATAGACTCTTGAGTCCCTTTGTAGTTAAATCCAAACTCTAATGGTTCGTTTTTACCTTTGTTAATAGTGTTACCTGCTACTTCATACTCCATTCTCAACATTGAAGGACGGTTTTCCATTCTCCAAGGAGATGTGAAGTAAGGTTTAGAACCTTGGTAAGACAACGTAGAAGGAGACAAAGAGTAGAATTTAGACCAACGTCCACCGATAGCTAATTCCTCAGAAGGAACAGACATTGTAGAACTATCAGTTACTAATTCAACTTCAAATTTGTAACGAGAACCAGCATCCATTGATTTTTTAACCAACAAGTGATAGTCATCAACTTCTCCTCTAAGAACGTTTGTTTCTTCAAACAAAGGTTCGTCAAAAATCAAATAGAAACGCTCTCCGTTAGCACCAACGTTAGCAGGGAAAGTCCCTCCTGAGATAGTACGTCCATCAATTGTTTCAGCATCTACTAAAGGAAGATTTTTATCGTGTTGTCCTTGCAACATCCAGTTGTAGAATCCATTCTCTTGTTCCACCTCTTTTACAGGGAAACGGTCAACGAATTCACGTAATTTACCTTGCAAGTTAGTTTTGTATATCTGTTTGATAACATTACTAATCAATTGAGGTTTTTGTTGATACAAAGCATGGAAGTGGTTGTCAGTAACCAAACCATTGTAATCTACAGCTTCGTACTTTTGTAATGGAAGTAATTGAGCCATTGTTTTTGTTTTTTATTTATTGTTAAACGGAATATATTTATTTTATCTTTGTTGCATTCTCTAACATACTTAGGATACCTTCTGTTCTTTTAGAAGTTTCCACAGATGTGTTACGTCCTACCCCTCTTTGTTCTTCTGCTGCTATTACTTTATCAAGCTCGTTTACTGCTTGTGTTTTAGCAACTGCTTTAATTTTTGAAATGTCAGGTTTAAACTTACCTTCTTTATCTAAATTAAATAACCCTAGTGTGTCATAATAGTTAATCAACATTTCAAACTCTACTGGGTTTCTTTGTTGTTTATACATTAAACTATTAAACTCTTTTCCTGTCTTAGGGTCCTTATGTACAGGATTCATAATGTTAGATTTTAGTTTATCTTTGGCAACTTTATTAAGTTGTAGTCCATCAATAAATGCATCTCTGCTATCTACATTATCTAACAGTTTCTGAAAAGCTTGTGTTTGTGCTTCTTGTTGTTGTTTTGTTAACTGTTCCTTATTAACTCTAGCTTGTTCCACAACTGCGTTAGCTTGCTTCTTTAATTCAGGAATAGCTTTAACTGCTTTCTCTTCTAATTTATTAATTGCTTCTGCATCCTCAATTTGCTCTACTGCTTCTTCATGTGAGAAATTCTTAGCAATCAATTGGTCATAATAAATTTGTTTTTGAAGCTTAACATCTTCACGAACATCATCTTCAGAAATACTA